TTTATCTGCCAAGAACGGCCTTACGCATCGAAGCTCGGCCTCCCCGGAAAATGGCGAGCCATCAATCAGCACAAAATTAAAGTCCACATTGTGATCGAAGTGAATGTCCTCGATTGCGTTTGTCTGGTAGCCCTTGGCGTTCAGAACGCACTCATCGTGCCAGCCCAAGACTTGTTCTAGCGGATATGCGTTTAAGTTGGTTTTTGTGATGCGGTAGAACTCTGATACATCTGCCTTGTTCATCCACAATCCAGAAACAACTGCCGTGCCTTGCACCGAAACTCCACCCTTTGCGTCTAGGTTCATACGATGACGGCCAATGCGGTCTGGGTGGTTCTCAATAGAAAAGAGCTTATCGGTGTGGATGCATTGTGTGGAGCCGTCCCCGGTTCCTCCACCAATCTCCAATCCAACCGCAAGACCCTTGCTATACTTTTCCAAGACTTGCCCAAACGAATCGTTAATGGTTACTTCTTGCATTTTAATTTTTCCTCTAAAGCCTTGCGAATGACATAGGCAATCACGGCTTCTTTATCATGTTTTAACGCCATCATACCAGCCTTAAATAGGGCATTTTCACACTTCTCATCGTAGCTAACATCTACTTCAACCATTTTGGGGGCTTTTCTGGCCTTGCCAAAGATAAGCCTTCCAAGGTCTTTTTTACGCCCAATTATTTGCTTTGCGTTTTTCATAGATGGCTTTGCCCTTATCGTAAAAATCTGGCTTGTTGTGGTTCTTTATTTGTTCGTCTGGGTTGCCCTTGGTGAATAATGGATTTTCGTGCTTAAACTGAATGTCTTTGGCTTCCACAACCACACCATCTGCATAGGCTCTTTCGGTAAATTCATTGTCCGAATAGATGCCGTCCGAACCTTGGTAGTCTGGGTGGAACATATAACCCTGCTTATTCAGCCTATTTTGCGTTAAAATGGCCATACAAAGCAGTTTGTCTTGGCGGAGCCCATCTGATACTGCCAGCACTTTTTCGGCCTTTGTATCCCCAATAGCGTTCAAAATTAGGGCATCCCAATGCTTGCAGGGAGACCAATCATCGCTCATTTGAATAATCACATCCCCTTTGGCGTGTTTTGCCCCCTCGTTCCAAGCATTAATGATTCCTCCGGGGTTGCATCGGATGGCTTGGTGTGGGGTATAGTCCACCTTCTCATCGTGATCGACTGCAAAAATCCATTGAATTTCTAGAGGCTTTTGGGCGAGTGAAAGCCATTGATAACGCCTTTGCCAAGCTAGTTGCGGTCTGCCTCTGGTTGCGTGAACAAGCGTGATTTTAGGAGTCGGCCACATCTTCAACATCTTCTCGGACTCCTCATTATTCCCAACGCACACGCAAGCGATCTGGTAAAGGTCTAGGGCTTTCCAATCATAGACATCTTCGACTTGGTTCCAGTAGTGGGTTTTTGGCCTATGCAAAGTCATCGCACTTCGGCTGGATGCATAAGCCTTATTCCAGATTCCACGGCTGGCGTATTCCATCGCAGTATAATAGTGGGCTTCTCGGCGGTCTGGTTGGAGCGTGATTGCTTGCCCAAGCCAATTTAGCCTTTCATTTGTCCCGGTGCATCGTCCTAAATTGCAAAGCACATCGTAGCGGAGCGTATCGTCCAACTCTGGAAACATCAAAGCTCTCTTGCTGTAATCAATACAACGCTCGACTTGGTTGGATAAATAGGCTTCTTGAGCCGTGTAGTAGAGGGAATTTGGTGCGGGTTCTAGGGTATCTGCCAATATGCGAAAGTTCCTATCGGCACTTTTTTGTTTATATCCGTGAGGCTTGTGAATACGAAAGGTTTTATCTACGGCCACAAGTTTATCTGGCTCGCTCGCCACAAGCATTTCGTGAACTCGGTTCTTCCATCGGCATTTGCCTTTGCGACTAAAAGTTTCTCGAAGGGGTTTTAATCCAGCATTGGCCACATCGTAACGCATCGCCACCAGCCATTTGTCTTGCTTCTCTGCCTCATCTAAAGCCCGATCAATCGCCTCCTCGCAACCCTCGGCCATCACATCATCGGCATCTACCCAAGCCGCCCACTCGCACGAACAATTATCTAGTGCCAGATTGCGAGCTTCCGCAAAATCGTCAATGTGTGGCCAATCAATTTGTTTATTTTTGTAGTGAACGACTTTGGCTCCAAAACTCTTGCAGATTTCCTCGGTTTTATCCGGGGTCTGATTCCCTCTAGCGATTGCAACAACAAACTCCTTTGCAACGGATTTGAAACTTTCCAGACATCGGCCAATGTATTCTTCTTCATTGCCAGCGATTAAGTAAATAGATAGCTCGTGTTTCATTTAGGATTTCAATAGGATTTCTAATTTTTAATTATGGCAATCCAAGGCCTGTGCCTAGAGTGGTTTTGTAAAGGGAATATAACGATGACTTGTTTGTCTGTGAAACTACTGACGCAGGAAAATATGCGGCAAAAGACATTGTGCCTGTAAATGTGTCTTGAACAGATTGTCCTCCTCCGATTTGAAATTGTCTTGAAGCAGGAGTGCTTGAAGCTCTGGATGTGGTTCCGAAGGTTGTATTAAGCTGTCCGTTCACATTGTTTGAACCAGTTGAATAATCAAAAGAAATTCCCAGCCAGCTAAAATTGCTTAATTCGCCAGAGATTACGACATCTGAAGCAACACTTTCAGAATATGTGTTAATTGAATACATAGATGTGCTATTTGAAGGGAGCATCATTTGTGCGGATAATACCGATGCCGCTACCGAAGACGCTCCAATATATCTTCTAAATTGTGATGTTGTTGCTGAAATTGCACCAACCGCAAAACATGAATTTGATGAGTTGAACGATTGAGCTAATCCGGGCCCATAAGCTATATACTTAAAAGAAGAATCGTTTGCATACACCATTCCGTTTGTTCCCCATGAAATTGTTCCAACGATTGACGAATCATAGGTTCCATATCCTCCCAACGAATAAGCAGTTGTTCCGCTTCCTTTGTTTTGGGCAGAGCGTAGCGGCCAACATACCATGTTGTTCCAGAGTCCAAGTGCCTTTACGCCAATTACAAAGGCATTGATTTGAGATTTTGCCGTTGCATCTGTTACTCCGGCCCGATCAAAGTAAGTGGCCGCATCTCCATCAAAGCCAGATATTCTTGATAGTCCACCAATCCGAATACCACCTTTAATCATCATAAGGATTTAACCTTACAGACTTTTAGTCGCCAATGCCAAGAACAATTCCGCTATGAATAGAAAAAGCTGTGCAAGTGCCAGCCAAATAAATTCCTGCATTGATGGTGGATGCAGAGGCCGCCGTTGCATTAGCAAGCCCAGAAAATCCCGTTACAGCAGAGGAAATGCTTGAAAACTTTGCGTCCGAAACAATATAGATACCAGCAAAACCAGCAGAGGCACTAACAGCCGTTCCGGTTGTGGTTACATATTGAGTGCCGGGACGAGCGGCGTGGGAAACTTGATCGTAGTAAGGCTCGGAATTTGTAAGGTCTGCCATAGTTTCCTTGTCGTTGTGTCAAAAGAAAAAGGGGGAGAGCTTTCGCCCTCCCCCTTCTTCAAGGAACCAACCAATGAACCAATTTTTAGCTGTAAGTCGTGGTGATGCGAACCGCCGCATTAGCGTCAATGATCTTCTCTGCGGTGTTCATGCGAACACGGAGAACATTGCTACGCCGAGCTTCGTCACGATAGCTTTCACTAACGAAACCGCCCGGAGCGTCATCCGACCACACCAAAGTGCGACCCAGACCGCCAGCGGTGAACTGGCCGTTAGCCACATTCGCCACAACAATCTTGGAATCGGGAACGATGAACGAGCCAGAGTAGCTCTTGTTCTTGTTCGCCGTGTTGTAAGCCGCACGACCGATGTAGACTTTATCCACACCGAAAGCGGTTGCAATCTGGCTCTCATCAAGCAAGCGACCACCAGTATTGGAAACAACTCCGTAGAACTGATTCTGCAAGAGGGTAGTCCGGCGAACTCGTTCATAGACATTGGCCGACATAATGACGGCGTTTGCTTCGTAACCGAGCTTGTTTAGGGCGAGTTTGCCAGCCGCAACATCCGCAGGGGCGTTGATGGTCGCAAGATTCGCTTCGGTGTAGTTAGCCGTGGGGCTAATATCAGCCGTGGTGAAGGGGGTCGTTGTTGCAAACAACAAGTCAGCCACCCGCTTTTCGTGGGAGAGCTTAACTTGGCGGAGCAAGAACTTCGCTGTCTCGGCTTCGATCTGGAAGAAGCGGTTTGCATCCGAACGGAAAGAGTCGTCCAACAATTCTTCCAGTCCTGTCTCAATACAATCGTAGGTATCGGAAGTGAATTTCCGAACCGCACGAGCGTATTCAGCACCAGCATTACGCTTGGCCGCATCAGCGTTCAAGAGATCGGCATCAGCCGTCTGCACTTTGAGATAAACACCACTCTTTGCCGACACGGGCAAGAGAGGCATAATGTCAGCACCAATCATCCCAATCTGGGCCGGGGCTTCGATGAGGGCTTGGTTGATGTCCGCACGAATTGTCGTGCCACCAGAGATAAAGCTCATTTTATATTATTCTTTCTTTGTTTGTTGTTACTATTGTTTAGAACAATGGAACTGCGATTTCGATAACCGCCGATGTTGCCGTGGCCGCTTCGAGAGCGATTCCAGCAGTCGAGAGGTTAGCCGCAAGCGTGGTCACTTGGCCAGCCGCATCAAAAAACACTGTATTTCCGATTGCCGCAGTTCCAGAAACTGTTGCGAAGAAGGTGGGGTGAAGCATTTTCACAGTTACAAAACCTCCAGCGGGAGCATCTTCTTGAGTCACGCCAATGGTTTTGTTAGCACCAGAAACCGCAACATTTACGAAACCCGCCGTGGTGGTATCGGGGGTCACGAAACGATAAGCCGAAACAGCGGAAGCCGTTCCGAATGTGCGAAAAACATTATCAATTTGAGTGGACATTGTATTTAATCCTTTGTGTTAGATTTTAGTAATGCCACGGCTTTTGGCCTCGGCATATTCTTTTGGGTTGGAGAGCATCACGGCGTTCATCGCCTTGAGCTTCGAAGTTCCGTAGTCGCTATGGGCGGCCACAAGTTCTTCAAAAGTTTTGGGTTCGACTTTCGCCGGGGCTTCAACAACCGGGGAAGCGGAAATGGGCTTAATGCCAAATTCGGTCAGAACGGCTTTGAGCTTTTCGGCCATCTGGCTTTCGTCCTTCTTAACCTTATCTTCGGGCGAAGGAACATCAGCAACTGGCGTTCCTTCTGCGGAATCTTCGGCTTGATCTTTGGCTTCGTCAGCGGGTTTCATAGCGGCTTCGAGAGCCTCTAGGCGAGCTTTAAGTTCGCTCAATTCATCCATATATTTCTTATCCATATTTTTATCTCCTTTTTTGTCAAGTATTGGGTCGCTCTCGACAACTGCTTGTGGCATATCGGCAGGGATGCTAACGCCCCCCGCATTGTATCCCAAATTTTCTTCGGCTTTTACGCAAGAGCCGGGTTCATAGGCTCCAACGCCCTTTGCTGGTTTGTATCCTTCCCAACAACGAAACTTTGTTCCAACTGCGAAAACAAGCATCTCAACATCTTTGCTTTGGAAATCACGGAACTTCTCGTTGCTTGCAGGGCTAGAAACCAAGTCGGCAGACTCAATCCGTTGAGGACGGATGTAGTCTTTCCCTGCGATGGTTTCAGACTCGTTCAAGAACGCCAAGCTAACCCCAAACTGGTCTGGGGCTTCTGATGCCATTTCCTTAACCAATCCGTAGTGAGGGGAGCTTTTTAGAAGGTGAAGGTCTGCCATCAGTTTATCGCCTTCAATGCGAGGGTTGCGAGCAAAACCAAGAACTGCTTCAAGCCCAGAGCCGTGATTCATCTTAACCTTCACGCCATTAGGAGCCTTGGACATTAGTTCATAGGCTTTCTCGATGGAGGTCTTGTCGATGAATAAATCGTGGCCTCTGGCCTCGCCTTGGCTCAAAATATACACATTAGGAATAATTGTTGAATCTTCTTCAAGCCTAGCTTCTTTGCGTTGTTTCTTCTTTGCGTCTCGATAGGTCTGGTAGGCAACCGCCGCCCTTTGCTTGGTGTCTGGAAAGTCTTTTACGGCTGTCTTGTTGCCCATAAAACGACCAACGAAGTCTTTGGTTTTCTCGCCTTTTTCTGGTGTGATTAGGGGCATATTATTAAACTAGGGTTAAGAGGTATTTTAGCTGATTTACATTTCCA